GGTACACAACGGTCACGAGAAAGGAACGACCGGCGAGTACAACACAGAGATCATCTACGAGCTACTGGAAGACGTATCGTGAGCTTGGGGAACTTCAGGTGCTCACGAGCATGCATGAAGAACTCGTACAAGTCGGTCATGTCGCCGACGATTGTATCCGGTTCCTTGGGAGTCTCTGCGCGCTCGATGAGTATGCCAACCCATCGGCGTTGCTCGAAACTGAACTTGGGGGAATGCGCCTTGCTTAGAAGAGAACGCGCGAACCGCTCATCGCCCATGGAGAGCGCGCCTGAATCACAGTGCGCCTCCAGGGTGCTGCATTGCTGAGAGAGTGCTGCTGCCATAAGAATGAACCTCCAGAATTGAGTTAAAGAAACACAAGGCGGAGTATATCAAATTCTTTGGCAGGCAACAACCTCAATCACATTGATGTGCGCCACAGAACGGGCATAGTTTCGGAGCGATAGTCAATAGGAGATCTTCCCGGATCTCGGGCAGTTCGATCCCGCACTCGGTGCAAGGATCGTGCCGAACAACCGAACTATGGCAATAATCGTTTCGGTTGTTTTTTTCGAGATTTTGGGAATTCATCGTCTTTCCAGAAATCGACACACGCACTATGGTAAACCCGAACGGACGCCCTAGTAGGGGGGCGCTCCTGGTGAGAGCATAGGGTGTTGCGATTGCGGTGTTCACGCGTCTTCCAGTAGCTCGTAGATGATCTCTGTGTTGTACTCGCCGGTCGTTCCTTTCTCGTGACCGTTGTGTACCATCGTGTTGATAACGTCGATGATGTGAATCGTGTCTTCCACGATATACAAGTGCGCCAGCAATCGGCCGTACTTGCCTTCTGCATCCATCATCGTCTTGACGTATAGCGGCCCCATCGATAGCAATTGAATCATGCGCTCACGCGCATCACGACCGCGTTGCTTCTCTGCATCACTGCCGCGCCGGAGTTCATCCGTGTCGAAGTACTCGGACTTGTGCGTAGTCACATCTTTCAGGCGTAGGCGCGACCGCTTGTAGACATAGCAGCCCAAGTCGAGCCACACATCGACGGTGTCGCCATCGACCACCTTGATCAGCGATGCTCGATACGTGTAGTCAGGTATTCGGAACATCTCCACTCCTCCACACTACCCCAAAATGCCATCTAATCGGCCCCTAGTAGGGGGAGCGATCTGGTGAGAGCCATGGGTGTCGCTTTTTGCAACTGATTGCAAAATAGAAGAGTACTCTGGGATTGTCAAGGCCCAGAGTACAATTGGGGGAGGAGAGATCGGTCGTTATTGTTGGTCGGGAGGGAGCAGCTTCACGTCTGTCGCGTCAGGGTCAAGTTTCCCGAAAAGCCGCTCCTGCCCCGTTATCCGGCGTTTTCGTTTCTTTTTTTTTCCGTGTCCTGGCGCTCACGAGCACGACTTTCCCGCGATGCAAGATTATCGAGCAGATTACCGCGCTCACGTTGCCGAGTAGTGATCGGCAGCCCACGTCTGGCATCAGTAGCCTGCTGCTCTTGGGATGGTACCTTCTTCTTTTTCTTCATGGTCTGCCCATCAACCGGATGCACAGCACGGCTAACGCCAGTGAAGAGGCCGGTGAATTCGGTCGTTGACTCTCCCATGTCATGCTCACCCAGTGTGATGCCACCGAAATCGCTGCGCCGCGCCATCTCTTCATCTTCAAAGACAATCAGGTCGTCCCGCTGCACTTCGTGTGGCTGAGTGGTGTGAATATGGAAACCAGTGCCCGCAGCCCTGGTGGATGAATCCCGCACATCTACCCAGTGCGAATGACCATCGTCCGGATCCGGTGTCGTAAACCCGGCGACACGAGAGTCGTACATGTGGTCGTGCTCATTGGTATAGCCTGTCGGAGACATCCCCATGAGATTACCAGTCTCCAGGTTGCCGTCCCGCTTACGCTGAACAATGAACATACCAGCTTGAGCCGCGCCGCTTGCCAGATCGACAGGCGTGCCATCCTCCAATTGAGGCTTGGCCGCGACCATTAGCTCTTCCAGAGTTTGATCGTTGTCGTTTGCTATCCTGCGCAGCTTGTCCTCGCGCTCCAGTTCCTCGACAGCGATGTACAGACACGATGCGGCCTCACGCTGCTCATCATCGTTCAGGTCGTAATCGTTGCCGACGCTCTCGGATAGATACTTCTTGAATTCACGAAGGCGAACAGGACTGTCTGCCTTCTTGGTGTTCTTGAAAAACTTGACTTGCTTTTCACGTTTCTCGGCAGCGGCTTTCGTTGGAAAGGTACCGAGATTTTTGCCTGTTGCGGAAATAAGTTGGAACTTACTCCCCACTTTCTTGATGGTCATGTCTGTTACCCCTATGTCGAATTCGCAACCTTCTAGGCATTGCGTAATAAAGAGGGTACTCCCGGCGAGGAGGATTGGCAAGCATAGTCGTAACGTACGTGGGGGTTGCGTTTGTGGAAGTCCATGCGTTGTAGATAGCGAGCATCGAGGGGAACGGGGCTGAATTCTTATGACCATCGAACTTCAGTCGTCCCTTGATCAAACGCAATTCAGTGCAGGTACCAAATACGTAATTATGAAACCACTTGGTATCTGTGCGGGCGGGAAGGAGGCAGACAATGTTTAATCCGAATCGACTCTCACAAGCCGCCTTCTGTACCCACTTCACAATCTCACGACCGTATGGTGGATTCATCCAGGCCCATCCATCGGGCCGCACCATCCGGTGCCAGCGTTTCGTCAGAGCATTGAGTTCAGGAGGATAGAAGGCTTTGCATTTAGCGTTTTCAGCAGTAGCGCAGACATCGAGCGTAAAACGAAACTCCCCCCGAAGCCTGTCAAAGAAATCGGAGGGAGTTTCCCAGTCGCTACTCTGTGAGGAGAAGTGTACGTTGTTAGAGGGCATCCCCCTTCTCAGTGATCGACTGTGCGATCTCGTACATCTCGCTGTCCGGATAGGACTCGAAAAATCGTCTGCGCTCGGTCCAGAGTGCAAAGGGCACCACAAAGAAGGCACCGAAGAGAACCGAGATGGGCAACCAGACGTGCATGAAGTGAAACAGTATGGGATTCCAGTTGGGTTTCATCTCCCGCATACATCGTATCAGGTAAGGGAACTTGCGAACGACGTACAGCCACTTCAAAATCACCAGCGACGTGTAAGCGATGGCAAGGAGCAGCAGCCAGTTGTGCGAGAGAATATAATCCATAAAGTTGTACCTCCAGGCTTCGTTGAACATGGAGGGATCTTACCAAAGAATGTGATAGGGGTCAAATTCTGGCCTCGCCTTCATAGCGGTCTCCCAGGTCTTCTCGCTCCCCTACCTCGGCATAGCTCTCCCAGGTCTTGGAGCGGCCCAGGAGCAGCCAGTAGGCCCCGCAGAGGGCGTCAGCCACGTCCTTGGAGCCTTTCGGGGGGTGCTCTACCCGGTCCTTCTTCTCGTCAAACTCCAAGGAAATAAGTTCGTCTACCAATATATCTTGGTAGTAGATTCGAAGACGACCATCGTAGATCGCGTCTCGGAGGTTCTTGTACGGCACTGAGGAGCGGTCTACGGATTGCAGGCCCGTGCGCATGCCCTGCTTCTTCCATTGCTGTCTTGACTCTAGGGAATTCCACCCATCGTACGTTATCCCACGAATAGGATACCCGTACGTCGCCTTCAGTTGTCTCACCCATGATCGTACTTCTCCAATGTCGATCTCCGCTGAATGATTTGGAAGTATGGTAACGGCCATCTCGCATGTAGCGATGGGCAACGTCTCCGTCTCTCCCGATTGCCGTATTATATCTTGGAAGCCGTCAAAACGAACCATCGCAATGCCGCACCTGTCGCCAGTTGCGGATAGATCGATGTGAATATAACGCGGCTTCGACGGGGTCTGGCAATAGTGGCCGCGTGTGACAAGGGGCATCCCTTCCAATCCCAAGATAACATTGTCCTTAACGAGAAAACTCTCCAGCCCCATCTCCTGGCCTGCAATGACTGCCTCGTTGACTTTCTCTCGCCGCCGAAGGAAAGGATTGATCGACTTGACACTCCGGCCAACAACATCTCGCAGTGCACCGGCCGAATCGATTTCGAAGTTTTCCATATACTCAATTGGAATTTCAATGACGGTCGCATCTTCGTGTGCATGCTCTTCCGGCTTGAGAATACGAACATCGGCCGCAGCTTCATTCTCGATAAGCAATCGAAATTTCTCCCCGCTATATCTGTCCTGCGGCCAAACCTCGTACTGCGCTTTGTTGAAGATGTAGGCGGTTTTAATATCGTTATCTTCGATCTGCTTCTTTCGCCGATCAGTGAAGTCGTTACGATAGCGAGTTGAAGATGAAAGCGTGATGATGCCAATCTGGGGGCCGTTATACATGAATCGGCCCTTTCGACGCCGCGTGAGTGTATCGTGAAGATTTTGTGCCTGATCATACCGGCCGCCTCTACCTCCCTCGCTTACCTCTGCGCGCTTCGATTGCTCAACGACTTGCATGAAATTAACTTCGTCCACGGCCCCACCGATAATCGCTTCACCGAGAATCGCATCGGCATCACTTCCTCCCTGGACGACTCGTATATTCTTATCAGTAAAGAACATCTCCGCTTCGATGTGTTTCGTTGGACGCGCATACTTCTGGAACCACGGCATCGCCTCGATATACACTCGTAGCGGCGTATAAAGGATCCGCTTAGTAACATGCGGCTTAGCCGCCTGAATGACAAACACGATGCTGGTAGATGAAGGTAGCCCGTATACGAGTTGGGGCTGACGAAGGCAATGCAGGAGATGCACATGGTACGCCATCGTGACCTTCGCAATTTCTGATTTACCAGTGCTGGTAGCACCCATAAGTAAGGCTTCTTGTTTTGCATAGTCAGGCCCCTTCCACCAGTTTACATTGATGTCGATGATTGCTTGACGAACCTCCGGCCATAGCTGAAGGTCAGTAGCGGCGAGGAAGTCTTCAGAGTCCAGGAACTCTTCGATGGATACGGGAGGCTGTTCCAGGTGCTCTAGGAAATCCAGGAAGATGGGGTTGTCATCGAATACCTGTCGCTCCATAGCCCACAGGTACATGTCGGCGAACTGCACGCTCTCGAAAGTACGAGCGGCCTCGCGAGCTTTACGAAGGATCTTCTCTTGCTTTGTAGAGATTCCGCGACTGACGCGGATTCTTCGTCGCCTCGGCGGGCGATCAAACCCTAGTTGCGTCTCCATCTATACAACCGCCACATCCTCGTCTTCGATACCTGGGAGATCGAAAAGCTCTGACTCCGGTATGCCGCCACTTGCTGCCGGTATACCTGTCTCCTTGTCTTCGGCCAGGATCTCCCTGGTGAGTCTCATGAGCTTCTGAATATCTCCCTGCCCCTTTGTCTTGTCCGGAGTAAACTTCAATGCTTCGAACACTCCAGCCTGTGCCATCATGCGTGTCTGATCATTCTTCGCGTTGACCGCAGTACGGATACTGGCGAGTCGCATGTTGATGGGATGCTTGGAGTTCGATGCATGGCGCATAGCCATGGCAACCGCTTCGTTGTAGAACGCCATGGTGTCGCCGATGAGGAGATTGATATCGAGCTTCTTGGCAGCCGTGCGCAGCCTGTCCCAGAGTTCCTTGCGGTCACGCATCACGGTGCTCACGGAGATATCAAGCTCGCGAGCAATTTCATCGAGGGGGATCCCGCGCATCAGCATACGGTGCAGCAGTCGCAGTCGGAATTCGCGCTCATACTGGCTGGCCCTGTGCCGAACTTGGTGCAGCCTGCTATTAGCTGTTACACCCTCATCGACTTCAACTTCAGGTTCCGGCTCCGGCACGACTTCAGTTTCGACATGATCGTTCAAATCCCCTACGGGTACTCCCTCGGGGCGGGTCTGATAATGAACGCCATCACGACGACGCCGTCTAATCCTGGTTCTACTAGGCATGACGGACCCCCTTCGATGATCCCTTCACACAGGCGTATGCAGAAAACTGCAACCACCGTGCTGTCTCATAAATCGGTTCGAAGCCTGCGTTGTAAAGTAGATTGCGCAAGGCTGTTGGGCTACTGGGGTGAACGGCGGTCGGGAAGGGGGATGAGGCTTCTTGCATGAATGTAGGCACGAAGCCCGTGTTGTTTTCTTTGAAGCTCTCGCGTTGCGTTGTGACCAGCAGCCCCCGGTACCGCAAGGTCCGGAATACTGCATTGAACATTTTCTGTTTGTATATAGGCTTGATCGCACCAATAGCATGATCCATGAAAATACAATCGGCCTGGATCTTCACTCGATGAAAAGCCTCGGGATCCTTCGCAAGCGTTTTGCTCAATACGATATGCGACTCCACATTTTGCAATCGCTTGCAAATATCCTGGAGCACCAAATCAGGGGTATCGCTGATTACGAGGATGATGTAAGGGGGCTTGGTTTTGTTGAGATAGTGCCGTTCAACCAGTTCCAGATTGACCGCGCGCAGTTCACCGCTGAGCGGCAACGGCTTTCGTTTGGGCCTCGCCATAGTGGCGCGCTTGTTGATTTGTACATCCATGGGGCGGCATTCTAATCCGACTCCTTGGGTTTTGGCAACTGAAAGTTTTTGTCGTCCAGGGGATGACCGATGTAGATGTGCGTGATGGCTTTGGTTTTTCCTGGTTCTTTTTCGCACAGAACATAATTTTTCAGGATGATTCTACCCAGGAAAACTAACTTCAACCTCTCCTTCCAGTCAAACTTTACGAACGTTTCGACGTAGACCATATCGGTCCAGCCTCCAGGGAAATCCGACATAGACAATCGACTCCTGTGCCCCGTCAACTTCAAATAGAAGCGGGCAAGGAGGCTTGGTTTTACTTCAATGACGAGATTGGTCGAATCGCTCACGGTCTTTCGGTCTCTCTTTTCTTGCGCGCGGAAACTTCCGGCGAATTTCCGGCATTTTCTCATACACAGCATCAGTAAGATCAAGACGCATGCTGCGAGCAAGTAGCTCAAGATAAATTTGAATGTCGGCAAGCTCTAGCTCGATCTCTTCGATCATCTCTTCAATCTCAAAGTCACCACGCCAAGCCTTCTTGATGATGTTTTGTAGTTCACCGACTTCACCGCCCAAGGCAAGCGCGAGGAACCGAGTGTCATCATTGGTCCCTACACGTATGCCAGACTTCTTTATCGCACGCAGATGGATTGCCCATACCTCCTCCTGCCAAGTTACTTTCTTCACCGCCACCGCACTATTCTCCTTTTCTGATTCGCAATTTCCTCGGAGTGTTATAGACCAACGCATCATCCTCGGCAACTACCATATCGCTGTCCAGCAACAGACGAATGTTTCGTGGATTGAAGGTCATCGAAACTTCAGGTATCTCATCGCCAATGATGTCTCCAAATTCTATCTTAGAGACACTTTTGATCTCGACTCCATCAATGAACACCCTACCGTAACATCCTTTCAGTGTTTGCCCATCGTCATCCGTAGGCTGCACGACAACAAGCTCTGACCAGTCAGGACTCATCTTTCTGCTCCCTTCTGCGTTCTTCCACCAAAGCCCCAATGCTAGTCCTGCGATCAACGCTAGGAACCACACCCCTAGAAGTTTTTTGATCCTTTCCGTTATCGGTTCCATCTGGCTTCCTCCTCCTACGAAGAGGCCGCCTGTTACGATTCTGCTCTGAGCGCGTAGCCCACTTGCAGTTACTTGGTTCGTAATTCCCGTCGTTGTCCACACGCTCGATGGTGTACCCCTCGGGACGCGGACCCATGTCTTCGTAGAATGCTTCGAAGTCATGACGCCAACGCGCGCACACGCTGATACCTCGGCCGCCGTAATTTTTGTACTGCTCAGCCGTTTCAACGGTGCAGCGTCGAATCATTTGACGCCAGACTTTATATTCGGGAATGTAGCTGAAACCGCCAAGTCGTTTACAGCCACACGATATGATTTTGCCTTCCTTGAGCTTCTTGGCGAGCACTTCCTTGAACTCACCACAATCACACTGGCACAGCCACAAGGCATGCCCGCTATGACTACCGACGAACTCAATCGCCTGTAGCATACCGAAACGTCGGCCGGTTATGTCATCCGCCTTCGCCATCGTCTCGCACCAGATAGGGAGCAATCCCCAGGAGATCCATCATGTGATCGGTAATCTCATCCTGGTTATGATTGCATTCAGCCCTAATTTGATTCGCCCACTGTCGATAGACAGCCGTGGGAATGAATGCCGTGAACTCACCTACAACAATACGTGTCGTAGCTGGTGCTCGGCTTGTACGCTCTGAAGAATCACGTCGGGAGTTAACGTCGGCAGCGGCAGTAGCGTCTTCGGAGTGCAAGTTAACTATGGAATCAATCTCATCGCCAGTGAATCCAAAGTCTGTCCATTCTAATCCGCTGGCTTCAAGTGATGTAATTTCGTCAGCGAGTAGATCGATATCCCATCGAGCCAGTTCCGCCGTCTTGTTGTCGATGATACGGAACTGTTTGAGTTGTTCGTCCGAGAGATGGCTAGCACGTACAACCGGCACTGTCGCCATCCCAAGTCTCCGCGCCGCTTCCCATCGCGTATGGCCTGCACCAATGAGGCCGTCTTCGTTCGCTACGATGGGTACCAGGAAGCGGAACTCCCGAATGGAGTTCATTACCGATTCGATAGCACCCTCATTGTCGCGTGGGTTAAATTCGTAGGCGTGCAGATCGTCAATAGATACATTTTCAATCTGCATCTCTTGCGGCACTGCGTGCTCGCGTCTACGACGCCGTCTGCGTGGTGCAGCTTCCATCCCCCTACCTCCAAAAAGAAAGGGCGCTGCGAAGTATACAGCGCCCTTGAGCTTACCGCGAATCAGATACCAGCGTTACTTGCGCCGGGTCTTCTTCTTGGTTTTCTTCTTGCCAGCGGTCTTCTTTTTGCTGACCTTCTTCTTGGTCGCCTTCTTCTTGGAAGCAGCCTTCTTCTTGGCTTTCTTCTTCGAAGTGGCCTTGCCGGTGTCGGCTTCCTTCAATGCCTTCTTCGCAGTGCGCTTGGCCTTGCGAGTGACAGCGACATCCAAGTGCTCTTCCGCCCACTCAGTGATGACGTGCTGGAAGACTTCCGAAGGATTGTCGTAGCCCAGGCTCTCGGCCGCAGCGTTCATGTACTCCGCAATGATCTGACCAGCCTCTTCGGCGAGCCGATACTTGAGAGTAATACGCTTGACGCGCTCACCCGGCGTTGCGCCCTTGATAGCATAGGTCTCGCGCACGGTATCCTTCAGATCCTCGACTGAAGATTCCTCGGCCAACTCCACAAGCTCTGCGGCGTTGTCTTCGGTCATGACACGAGAAACCTGCGCAGCCTTCGTCCAGCCAAGCTCGGCAACCTTCTCGCCGCCGATACCGTACTTGTTGAACTTCGCGTAGATGTCCACGAGGTACTGCGCCTTGCGGTATTCCAGGTTGAGTTCGTTGGAAACGAAATCAGCCCAACCGCCCTTACCGGCGTAGGCACCCTTGTTGACAGACTTGTAGGCTTTGCTGATCTTGACGTGGTAGAGGATGCCGCCGAGTTTGTAGTCAGTAGCCATCGCTTCCTCGGCGTATTCCTGCGCCAGTTCCACGACATCGTCGGCTTCGTTGACGAGAGCCAGAATCTCCTGATCTTCCTCTTCTTCAGTGAGGATGATCATATCCTTCAGATCTGGATCTACCTCTTCCTCGTCTTCGTCATCGGCGCGAGTCGAGAGCTTCTTCGAAGCCTTCTTCTTGCCCTTCTTTTTTGACGAGGCTTTCTTCTTGCCTTTCTTTTTACTGACGGTTTTCTTTTTGCTTTTCTTTTTCTTGGAACGCGGAGCAGGCTCTTCCTCTTCCTCGTCTTCCTCGTCCTCCTCGTCCTCGTCTTCCTCGTCCTCAAGATCCTCGTCTTCCTCTTCCTCTTCATCGGATTCCTCGGGAACGTCGCCGGAGATCTCATCCGCAAACACATCGACTAAGATGTGGCTCGGATTCTTCTTGGACTGCCGCGAGTCCGGATCGAACTCAGGATTTTCGGCGCGGAGTAAGAAAGCGGTTTCGTTGTCCTCGCTCTCGGTCACTTGAGCGACTTCGTAGACTTCGCCTTCCTCCAGGAGTTCAGCGTTATCGGGATACTCGTCTTCCGACTCTGCTGTGAAGCCGGTGAATACGACTTCCTGACCTTGTTCGAAAGCAGGCTTCTTCGCCTTCGCCTTCGGTTTCGTTTTTGCCTTGGCCTTCGCCTTGGACTTTGACTTCTTCTTCGATACCTTTGCCATGAAATTGGCCCTCCGTATAAACCTTTACCAAATCGAGGGAGGCGGAAACATTACACCCTCACCGCAACCGATCATACCAAAATTGCAATCGATTGCAAATATTATTTACAGGAAGTTAAGACGTATCTCTCAATTTCCCTGGTCGAATAAGCTCAAATTTCTCAATGGCCTCTCGCCGCTTGGGGTCATATCTCCTGGCATATCGGGGGTTCCAGTAGGCCAACCCCGCCTGATACAGCACAAAGGCGTCAGCTTCATCCTCCTGCTCCACACGATACTTCCAGCGGGTCATGATGTGCCCCTGGACTTGGGGCTTCGTGGAGTTCCCGTTGCCGGTCGCGAACTTCTTCAGCCCCTTGGGGGAGACCAGCAAAATAGGAATCTCCTTCTGCCACAGCATGAGCTTGATCACACCCCCAAGCTCACCAGTCGAGTGCGCCCGCTGCATCTGAAATTTACCCATCGAGTAACCTTCGATCACAGCATGCGTGATGCCTTCACGATTGACGATATCTTCGATGCACTCCCAGATGTACATCAAACGAATCACCCCACCTAGCTGTTTGTGTTTCTTCATCACCGCGTAGGTAGGTTTGATAATGCCAGTGTGCAATTCCAGATCTTTCAGCGATGAATAACAGAACCCCGTCGATGTAAGACTGAGATCTAATCCAAGAACAAGCATCGCTAACCCCGTAGGCTGAAGCATTGCACTGCGAACGAACACTTCTTCGCAGCCGGTGAGTTAATCGTTGCGCAAGTAATCCGGGGCGGCAATCCTTTGCGGCGTCGTGCGCTCTTCAGCTTCTTAGCATCGTCCAAGTAATCCTCCAGTCGATGCATCTCTTGCGCGATGTTAACAGAGAATTCTTTATACGGAGAACCTATCTTGAACTCCTTCACCACATACAAAATCGATGCCCTCTCAATGAGCGAATAATCGGCCTCAAACATAAGCCGCCAGTAGAGTAGGGTCTGGATAACATGGTCGGGGATAGGCCGCCTGAGTTCGTCCCAATCCTTCTTATTGATGGATTTACACTCAATGACGTACAAGGCCCCATCCTGTAGCAGCAGTAGGTCCACGGATCCCACGACCATATACTGTTTGTTGTGTACGACTATCTCGTTGTAGTCCACCACCAGGGCATCGCATTTCTTACAGGCAGAGAGTTTCTTCGCGACTTCAAATGTGCCAGTGAAAGATTTCTCTCGACACTTGCAACGCCACTCGCCGTACAAGTACGTAGGCGCATTGCTCTTCAGTCGATTGGTGACATACTGCTGAATGGCGCGGCCCTGTGCGAACGTCAGGCCACGACCGTCGTAGACTATCTCTGGTGTGAAGGGAACTGCGAGCATATCGGACAGCGCCATCGCGCGTGTGCATCGGTAGATGAGATCCGATGCGTGCATGTACTCGCCTTCACGAAACTGTTGGGGTTCAGGGTTGGTGTGAAGGAAGGGTATAACGACCTGACGAGCTTCAGCCTTGACGACTGTTCCCCGCTTCACGTCCTTGCGCCTCCTTGACCTACGCGCAAGAACTGTATTTACATCCCCCCGGCGCGTGTCTTGTTGTATTGCGCGCCGCCTCCGTTTCTTTTTCATACCATCAATGCAATCAGTAATGCTCCGACAGCGATAAAAATTGTGATGCGCCAGAGTATGGCCCAACTCCCATTTCCACTAAGTGGATTTTTCATCGGCCCACTCCTCCGGTATCCATGCAGGTACCACCGCCAGTTCTTTTATCGGTCGTCCCGCCTCGTCCACGAACTCGATGATCATCATCGGTTCCTCGCGATTCGGATATGCTGCATCCTCAATTTTCTTCCAGTCAGATAACTTAATTGAGAATGATTTGTGTCCTGTGCTTTTGGCTTCGACTCTAAAGGCTCCACGATATTTGCGCACGTCAGCTTTATGAGTTGGACCGCTTCCGCTTCCGGGAGTTGGTATACCTCCCCTTCGTGCAATGTCACGTTCCTGTCCCGGAGAACGACGGTACGCCGCATTCTTATTAGCGTCACGGATCAATCTCTCTCTGCTCATAGTCGTGCAATGAATTCGTTTTCTGCCAGGACACGTTTCAATTCAGCTTGCGTAGGATCGTTCACCCTTACTAGAAAATCGCGCTCCCTGAGAACAGCCCTGATGCCTTCGCATAGTCGCCTGTTCTTGTTGCCCAAGTCAACAACCTTCAACTCCTGGTGTCCGAACATTGCTTTGAGCGCCACGTACGCTTCCGTATCTCCCATCGTTGCTTTATCCAGCAAGCCTTGTAAGTTCATATTATTGTCCCGATAAACTCCCGACTCATCCCCAGATGTTCGGCTTGTTCTTGAATCAATTTGCAACGCAAATCCCAATAGAGATCGGAATCATCGCGCAAAGCCTGTATGGTCTCCCCATGCTTCTTGAACCGCATACGCGTATCATCGAAGTCCAGTATCTTCGGTGCAGTACCTTCCCCCGAATAAAACCCCATCTTCTTGGCGTAGGTCAGAAGAGTAGCAGAATCATCGATAGTACCTTCCGCTAGGCCGATATCGTCATCGTCAATGCGCTGCAAGACGAACTCCCCTACGCGCGGGCCGGAGTTGCACTTGTTTTTGATTATCGTAAATGAATGCTCGTTCGTAATGATGTCTTCGATGTCTCGCTCATCCTTGCCCTTGTTTTCTTTGTTCTTGATGATGAACTGTACCGACGTGCAATACTCCATAGCCTTGCCGCCGACAATAATGCGAGGATCACCATAGCCACCAATGCGACTACGGAATTGACTGGTGTAGAAGTTCGTAACCCAGTGATTGCGCTTGCGCTCCTTGATGAGCGCCGATGTCATCTTACGAACGAAACGAGCAATCAGGCGGGCTTGTACAGCAACGAATGCATCTTCCAGGCTCGCGTTAACTTCCGCCATGGGCGACATAGCTGCGATGCTGTCAGTAATAACCAACGACACTTCCCTGCTCTCCACCATGGCGCAGCCGACATCGGCCGCCATCTCCCCAGTCTCACACTCGATGACTACAAGCTGGTCTAGATCTACGCCTAGCTTCTCAGCAAATATTTTATCGAATGTCCCTTCTGCGTCTATGAGTATGACGCTTTTGTCCGGATACAATTGTTGTGCACTGTGACATATCTTCGAAGCAACTAGAGACTTCCCTGCGTGTCGTTCGCCCACGACCAGAGAGCTACGATTATGCGGTATGCCCCCCAGTAAACTAAAATCGAGAATGAAAGCCCCAGTACTAATGCGAAGAGGCTGGCGTACCTCTCTTGCAAGTCGTACAGTAGCAGGGCCATAACGCTTGCGAACAGCATTAAGTGTCTCCCCTACTTCTCCTCTGTCGTGCTTTCCTTTTGGAGCGGCTTTTGCTTTTCTTTTTGCCTTTCTTTTTACGCGAATGCGACGTGCCATTGTCGTCTACCCCTTCCTCAGTGCCAAGCCATTTGTCAACTTCCTTATCCAGCCTATCCGCTACCCATTCGGCTGTTGCGTCGGCCTGCTCGTCTATCTGCTCTTTATAGCAGGGAATGACGGCAGCCACATCTACACGAAGAGATTCGAAATCCACAATCTTCTTCGTTACACCGGCACCTATTCGCACGTAAGCTGGGTCAACCTCAAACCGTTGAACCAGTATTTCCTCGTATTCTTCTAGCTCTTCGTCCTCCTCACCAGGACGTTCTATTCGCGCATGCACCCATATCCTTCCAGGCGCTTCTTCTTTCTTCACCCGTGTCCTTTTCACATGTGTAACTCCCGATAGGTCTCCACAACCTCATGAAGCCTCTCCACCGTAGCCTCGTGATTCTTCTTGAGGTATGTGTACTCGCGATCATGCTCGATCAGAATTCTTGCAATCGTCTGCAATTCTCCTTTGGTGTAGTGCTTGTACTTCCCCGCAGTCGTACCTTCCACGACCGGCGCTGGAATAATGCCTTCACGAATCCAACGCTTGAGTGTAAGCACTGCCTTGCCGAGAGCAACAGCAGCTTCCGGAATGGTGTATACCTCATGCACCTGGAGCACTTGCTGCCCATCGACAGTTACGTAGACTTCTTTATCTGTGCCGCGCTCAAGTAGCTTTCCTTCCGCAGTCAGATCAGAATCAGTCTTCGTAGCCTTCGAACTGTAGTAGTACTCTCGTGCTGCACGCTTCTGCTCTTCAGCGTAATCTACATCGCTAGCATATAATTGTCGTCGCGTGTCGTCACGATTCTTGTCTGCTTTAGCCTTTTGCAATTGTCGCTCGCCTCTTGTCTGAGTTCCTTTGCGTCTCGACTTTGCACTCCTTTGTCGGGATGCCATCGGAATACCTCCACGTTGCTCTTCGCCAATTCGGCTATCCGGTTTGCGAACTGATATTCCGCCCGGTACGAATTGATGTCTCTGACTGTTATCCATATCGGCACCTTCTTACCTAAACCTGATCGTAGGATACGGCCGTGTGTTTGCTCAAATCCGGAACGCGGAGTGCAATCAAGTCCTGCGCTCAAACGCGGTACATCAACTCCCTTGTGGAAGATGCTGTACGTTGCGAAGATCAGTTTACATTTCTTCGCTTCATCCAGTTTGGCCTTTGGTGCTCTCTTCCTCACCATCTGCATAATCACCGGAGTATACCCACACTCCTTCTCCAAAAACTGCGGCTTACGATTCGGCTTCAAATCCTTAGCATATCGATACGTGTGGTTGTGCGCTGCGCACAAACCCATATCCTCTTCAGGAATACCGCCGTAGTAGCAGAGAGCCATCAAGGCTTCTAGCTGTTCGATACGGTCAGAGATGATTAGCGAATCGCGGTCGCGGTCGTAGAGGTAGCGGATGGCTTTAGAGAGCAGAAGATTGCGTGTACCGTCACCAGCAATCTCGTTAATAAATCGTCCTGTCTTTGGCGATATGTTCGCGTACCAACTGTACACGGTATCGCTCTCCAGGTAGTAAACTTTAGATGGTCGATGTCTGGTTGTTGTTTTTACCTGCACGGGGCCAAGATGCCACCTGATAATCTTCCCCAATGTCCCGTCGCGTGGCGTAGCCGTGATACCAAACCGCGTCTGCGCCGGAAACTTGTACAACACTTTGTTGAATTGTGGCGCTCCCGTACCGTGGCACTCATCGAATACCACCGTACCGAAGTGCTTTCGAACGTTTATGGGGAGTTTCTTGTTGTAGAGTGTCTGGAGCATGCCGATGGTGATGAAGTTCTCGGCGAGGTTGATCTTGGTCCCTTGTATGACTCCCACTTCATCAGCAGAGATGCCGAAGTGTTCCTCGATTTGTTCGCCCCATTGATCGCGCAGAAAGTTTGTGTCCACTATAACCAATAGTGTGCGGCCAATTCGCCGCGCAGCCTCCAATGCCATGATCGTTTTACCGGTACCCGCCTTCGATTGCATCTGCACATCGAAATCATACTTGCTGGCGAGCACCATTTCCTCAACAGGTTTCACTTGCTCATGCCACAATTTGATTGGCGGTAGCTCGCGAAGTTTTTGACCACGGCACGTACGGTCCTCGACGGCAATGCCCCACTTCGCACAGAGATCGATTCCGTAAACGCGCGGCAGATAGATCCAATCCTTGTTCTGCCTGTACGCCTTCACCGTCAGAGGAACATGCTCGCCGGGTTCCCATACCTTTACCGTGAGTTCCCGGCGAACAGAAGGCAGCCCCGGCGTTAACCGGGGCAACCGAAGGCTACCTGCAATGAGTGCTGGTTCGTACAAACTAGCGTTATCTCCTGCCTGTAGCACGGCGCTTCTTTTTCCCGCGCTTCTTTGCGCGGCGGCGAGGGCGCTCTTCTTCGTCTTCTTCTTCTTCATCTTCATCTTCTTCTTCTTCAAGTTCTTCGTCTTCCTCGTCATCAGGATCTTCGTCTTCTTCTTCGTCTTCTTCCTCATCACGAGAACGACGTGTTGGCCGTTTCTTTTTCTTTTTGGTTTTCGATTTCTTTTTCTTTTTACGTGATCGAGTCTCCTCTTCCTCCTCGTCTTCTTCGTCTTCGTCCCATGGTTTCTCGTCTTCTTCTTCCTCATCCCAGTCATCATCATCAAGCTCTTCCTTGTGCTGCTTTGACGATCCTGGTGTGGCCTCTGCCGTTCCTTCCAGCTTAGTCGCTATCTGTTCGGCATCCGGCTCACCGAAGATTTTCTCGTAATCGTAAGGCACGGTGCAATCTTCGGAGTGTTTCTTCTTTTTGCGATCAGTCCATTCATTGATGTACTGCCCATCGAGATCGGCTTCATCCATCCAGCCTTCAAACTCGATGTCATTGCCGATAACAGGATCCTTGTCGTTGTCGCGAGACAGTAAAAGTATCTGCCCGCGCAATGTGCCTTCCTTCTTCCATCGGCGTATGAATTTCTTTTGCTGCTGCGGTTTAACCAACATCAGCTTGCGCGAGAATTCTACTTCCGCACCAGCTTTGGTCTTGTACGGCTCCAAGTCGAGCACGGACAGAAACAGACCATAGTAGCTCTCCTTGATAGTTTCGCATGCAGGACACGTCTCCCATTCCTTCACACAGTTGGTATACGTGTACATGGGTAGATCGCGACGACCACCATTATAGATTTGATGTTCGTACCTGAAGAACTCCGGCTCTTCATCGAGGATGACAACCTCGCGTTCTGTCGTATCGGGTTTCAGGTATAACCGAAACGGTCCATCGTCTCTCATGGCAAGGCTGCGTTCCTGCCGTTCCTTCTGCGCCTTGATCTCACTGTCTACTCGATCTCGGCCAGCGGCTCCGCGCATAAACTTGGAACCTGACCGCTTCTTTGAGCGTGCTGCTCGACGTTGCACCTTCTTTTTGGTGACTCTCTTTCGCTTAGCCATCTTTCCTCACTCCGTAAAGTTCATCGATTGCTTCTTTAAGTACCCTTGAGGATTTCATGCTAAGCCCAACGCGATGCAATATGGTCGATTTAACATCGTCAATTTTGACGACTTCGCAACCATGTCCTTGTAAGCCGATAACCAGATACGGTTCATCCAGGTTCGGCTGAAAACACTCAATCGGCGCGATGAACAAGATCGGTTTCTCGCCTTTCAAACGCCGCTTCTTTATGATTCGTGAATCACTTACGATGAGTGCAATAGCTTGACCATCTAACAATGGTCGTAGCACGCGTAGAGCATCATCCTCTTGATACTCTTCCTCTGGTTGATACTTGATCAACTCTACGGTCATTTTACCTAATCTTCGGTCCTTGACGCAACTGTTTGCTCTGCCGGTTGAACTGGTGGATCAACCGTAACCTCCTCGCCCGACTCCACGATAACGCGCACAACACCGTCCGATGGATTCACCGTAATATCGATGATGTGCAGATCGTCATCGTTGCCCACCACATTAACTCGGATGGGCATGTCGAAGTCGGGCACAATCGCAACCAGATCTTCAGTGAACTGTTGAACAGTGCTCACGCGGCCCTCCTCATTCCACTACGCAGCACCTTGGTCATACGATGGTGCCACCGCGCGATTTTCTTCCCATGCTTGAGGAGTTGCCCCGGCGTAGCGTCCCTCCAGTAGTAGAGGAACGAATAGCACGTCTTGCAGATGGCGATTCTCGGGTAGTCGATTGGGTTTTCCGCACAGAGTTCGCAGTATTTCTTTTTCGCTGGCATTTCTTCTTACTCCATTGTAGTGGGTTATCCCCATTGGTTGTATCAATGTCTTCGTCATCGAACGGTGAGGTATACGGATCTTCGATCACATTCTTGGACCGTAGGCAACCAACAAACCGTAGGCAACGAATCCGACCACGGCGACACAGATCAGCAGTATCATCAGCACTGCTAATTTCGAGCCGCCACCATGGTTTTGTTTATCTCTCATGCTAACCTCGCATTTTTGATCATCGTTGTGATCTGCGTTCTCGATCTTGCCTTTCCAGGGTCCGAAACGCTCTTGGGATATCGAACCTTGGCGACTGGGAGGGAGGTACGTAGAGCGTCGGCCGCAAGCGCCGCACCATCCTTCCCGGCCATGTCATTATCGTAGAAAAGGTAAACCGGTCTGCCAAGTCTCTGAAGGATCTTACATTGCGGTTGACTAAGGTCGCTGCCAAGAGAAGCAAGACAGTCAAAACCAAGAGTGACAAGCCTTGCAAAATCGAAAAGCCCTTCCACCAAGAGAATAGGTTTGTCTGACTCGCGATCAACGAGATGATCCCCAAGCAGCAACAAACGCTTTGGTAAACCAAAATAGTCCTTAACTTTGGGAATTCGGTTGTCGGACACAGCGCGACCAGTAAAGCCGTAAAGCGCGCCCGCATGATCACACATAGGAAAGAGAATGCGATCTTCATCCGGGTCATGCAAAATTGGAATCCTCCGCGCGGTACGTGCGCTAATATGGCGTCGTCTGAGATACGGATGACCCTCGGCCGAGTCATAGACGTGCCAGTATTCTTCGCTAAGCGGGTCCGGTAATTTTTGTATCTCTTCACGGTCCCTCCGTCTTCCCCACTCGGGAAGATCGTAACCAACTGTTTCCGCCGCTTCGATCTCTTCTTCAAGATCGGTGTAGTCCTCACCCGTATATTCCTCAAGGAGATGAATAAGGTAAGGCAGCGGACCTTTCTTTTTGCATCCAAAACAGTGGAATAAAGATTCTCGCTCATCGGTGATTAGAATTCCAAAGCTCGGATTGTTGTCATGTCCCCCAGCATGCTTCCATTCAGCCAGGGGACACGAGAACATCAACCAGTCGTCTTTCCGTTCAGAGCGTTGACGAACTCCTCCGTTGAGTTCAGTCATCAACTCCTCTATGCCCTCGCGATTCACTTACGCCGCTTCGGCTTCCTCCGTCTCCGGTTTGGCTTCCGGAATGATCTTCAGCTTCAACATCGGATCTCCAGGTTTCGCCGGAGTTACCGTAGCAACGTTGTTGAGTTCCTTCCCCGACAGATGCTCCTTCGCTTTGGAGACACTGACAGAAATGGAAGCGTAGAATACGTCATCATCGATGACCGCTTCGTGAAACTCGCGTGGATCGATTTCGGTCTTGGAGCGACCGGCAGGACGAACAATCGCAGCTTCTACACGACTGTTCTTGTGCTCCTTCAAACCAAGACGTTTCATTTCCTTGAACGCTTCCTCACGCATCTGTGAGACTTGCGCCGACATCGCTATGATGGTCTCTTCCCTGGCGGCGATGTTGAACAGCATGCCGTCCAGTCCGTTGATGTCGTCTCCATTGGGGGGAACAATTTTCGATGCTTTGCGCCTTACGCGCATTCTTCGTTTCTCGGCCATAGTATTTAATCTCCTCTTGTTGTGAGCGGATGAGGGACACTTACCTTACCAAAGAATTCAATACGGTGCAACAGCGTCGTATAGCCCTATTCTAGCGGGTCTAAAGGCTTGGCCCTGGTAGTACGTGCACACTTCCTGTGCCAGCACCAATATCTCCTTTCCATGATTCCCAATAGCATATCGTTCTCCTGCGTGGAACGATACAAAAGTGACAACGGCAAACGCCGTGTAAATCAACACTCGATTTCTCATGCTGCTATTCCCCAGGCCGGTACCTCTAACATTCCATCGTCGGGCGGCTCTACTTGTCGTGGTAGCTCGAAATCCATTTTGAGTTTGTTGAAGTTGTAACGTTTACCTTCTTGGAGACCTTTCATCTCCCACTTGTCAGTACCGTTCACACCGAACGCAACGTCCGCAACAATCGGTATCGGGAGGTTGTGACCGAAAGCTGCTTCGATGTCGTTAGATTCCATGTAGTACTTGAGCGCCTTCGCGCCCCATTCGACGTGCTGCGGATCGCAATACGCGTAAATGGCATCATGCACAAACCCAGTGAGCGCGAGATACTGCGGATCAAGCTCACGGTCCATCCGGCCCATGGACATCACGCCCAGTGACGATGCGAACTCCTGAACAGGACTGTTGATAGCCTGACGCTCTGTTTCTGAAACAACAAAATCTTCATCGGAGTAAATCATCGGCAGATGACGAATACGACCGCTGTAGCTCCGCACATACCCGTGCTCGTGAACGAACGCGCGCTGCTCCATGTGCCACTCATCGAGCATGAAGTATTTATCGAAGAACGCATGTCTGATTCGCTCAGCCTCTCTCTCAGTAAACTCGACACTGAATTGCGTCTTAGCGTAAACACGGAACTTCCGCCAGCCCATACCGTAGATGAATCCGAAGTTCACCGCCTTGGCACGGAAACGTGCAAGCTCGCGTTTATCTTTTGGTAGTGCATGGAATTCTTCCACGGTCATGCCTGTGACGATCAGCGCAGTCTCCATGTGGATGTCGCCTTCATCCTGGTAGATCTCGATCATGGTCGGTTCATTCGCCATGCTACCGGCGATACGAAGCTCGGCCTGACTCAAGTCAGCCATGAGCATGATCTTTCCTGGCGGCGGGATGAATATCCTTCGATACGCCGGGGCATTCTTTCCGCGCACTGGAAAGTTCTGAGCATTCGGATCATCAGATGATGACCGGCCGGTCACTGCTGTATGTAGTTTGTACGACGGATAGATCATTCCGCGCTGCATGTAGTTCTCGCGGAATTTACGCACGTTGGTCGATAACAGGCGCTCGTCTTTGACGTACTGCGCAAGGTCAATCGTGAACGGACAGGATTCGAAGAAGTAGGGGAGATGGTCTTTGCTGGAAACGGAGGGTACTCGCATACTCTCGTCGGGTAGATCTCTCGTTGTTTTGGTGAAGACAACTGGCTCCAATTGAAAACCACCAGGATGCGTGAACAATATGTCAACGAGAAAGTCGCGGCGACTCAGGCTTATTCCTTTGGGGTTTTCTCCTCCTCGCGTATGAGTGCGTTTGACTGTACGCGGAATCTGCTCATAAATCGCACGCCTCTGTTCCGCAACGTCCTCAGACAAGACTTCCTCAAATGCCTCCAGAGCTTCTTCGTCAATAAGTTGCCCCCGACGTTCAATCGAGGCAAAAGCATTAAGTCCAGGAAGGGTAACAGTTTGATAGTGGCCGAGAAGGTCACTGTCGTCGGATACTCGCGGCCATAGTTCAAGATATAGACGCAAAGCAGCGTCGGCGTCCCCGCATCCGTATGGTACGAAGTCATCGAGCGGGACCAAGTCCATCCGTGCCTTATCGTACTCCGCGTGGTTTTCATCAAGCATCGTCGCCAGCAGCAACGTGTCATGCCCAACTGTGACGCGCAGCTTCATTCTCCAAAGCACCCAGAGAACATCGAACTTGAGATTCTGTCCGATGATAGTGCGACCGGGCTTGCACAGCAGCTTCTTTACCTGCCGTTTGATCTTCTTCTTGTACGCGTCCGATTTGCGATGCTTTGGATGATCCCATAGCACCATGTAGGCACGCCCCGGCTCCGGCGAGAACTGGAGACTCAGCAGCTTGTTCTTGAGATTGGATGGACGCAGCCCGCGCGTCTCAACGTCGAATGCTAGCTCAGCAGGATCCTCATCGATGAGAAACTGTAGATCATCGACAAGCTCATACTCTGCATCCGTTGTCTTGAGAGCTTCCAGATCCATGTCGGCATCGATGAACTGCCGGAGAGTATTGCAATCGGTTGCAAAAGTTGGTTCGTGCTGCGGGTACATGGAGACGAACGATGGGTCCAGCATGGGCAGCACCCAGGTATCGAGTTCTTCGCTCCACTCGAAAACCCCCCGTGCCTTGGTTATCTTGACTGCATGGCCCAACACCTGTCGTGAGGCTTGCGCGCCCATGGGAATGATGACATCAGGCTTCAGCCGCTCCACAATGCGCAGCAGGTACTCCCTGCACTGTCGCATGATCTTTGTGCGGTCCTTAGATACCCAGTGCTTCTCGTTGAATGCGCACTTGACGCCCGCGTGATACACGAACTCGCTTCGCGTAAAGCCCAGGCGTTTCAGGTTCTTCCCAATCAGACGAGCAGCATCAGGATGGAAGTGGCTCTTGTATCGCAGGCTATGAACGTTGGGCGCAGAAGTGACAATCAGGTAGCGGGCAGATTTCGCCCCTTTCGGTTTCAGCATCCGGCAGTTAAGCAGACACTCGTCGCAAGGGTTATCTAATCGTTCGCTCATGATGTACGACTCGTATTGCCGCCACGCTGCCAGTCAGTAGAATGCCTTGCGTGCGCACGACGCTGCACATCAGTCGGCTGACCAATGATGATGTGGCCTGCCTGCCTGAATCCAATCGGATTGAATCGATAGTAGATGGGGAACGCGGCGCTCTCACCTTCCCTACCCTTCAGCGTATCGATAACCCGGTAGTTCTTCTCCTTCTCGGCCATGTTGATTCTGTTCTTCTCGTGACGCTTCCACGGACGTATCGCGTAGATCAGAGATGAATGTGTAGAAATTGCATCGGTCAGAGCAATGTTCTCTAACCCCCCGTGCGCTCCAGACTTTCCGGCAGAGCGCGCGAACTGCGTCGATATGATAAGTGGAATGTCCCTCTGCACGTTGATCCGTTTCAGATCGTCCATCACGTTCGATTGGTGTTCCCATTTGCTCGCGTTCCTGCGGAAATCCTCCGGCCTGAGTAGGTATGCTGAATCGATAAAGACGATGGAAGGTCTCAACTCCTGAATCAAATTGTCCACGTTCTCCGTCCGTCCACCGAAACCGTGTGAATAAATCCGTATTCCGGGGATCTCTTCGAAAGTTTGGATCGCTCCCAGCATCTTTCGATGTGCTTGCGGTCCCAATGCTCCGCGCCTCATCCATTTTGGATCTACTCCCGATTCCATGCCGATCATTCTCTGAATAAGCTGTCGCCCGCTCATCTCCAAAGAAAAGAACAGCACTTGAAAACCTGCATGCCACGCAGCGAGCACTTGGTGCAGCATCAGGTACGTCTTACCCATGCCGGTGCGACCTACCCATGTCACCAAGTCAGAACGCTGGTACCCTCCTGTGTCCTGGTCTATCGGTCCCCATCCGCTTGGCACCCCCGTCATACCAGAGACGTGCGCCTCGTGCATCTCTGTGTA